TTTTGAAAGCCATACATCTTAAAAGGTACAAGACCCTCATCAAGTGATACAATACGAACATAGTTTTCCATAAAGTATAATGGGTCACCCATACACTTTTGATATTCTAAAATTTCTTCTTTAGAAAACTCAACAGGTGTATTAACCTTTTTTAAATTAGGATTACCTAAGTATGCGTTATCACTCATAAAAATCAAACCAACCAGTTGTTATATACTTTGTTTTAGTATTACTGACTTGTCCTCTGTGTGTATGTGTCCAATGTGTTGGCCATATTAATGTTAAACCTTTCTTTGCTGGTGTAGTAATATTTTGATACTTAAATTCTGTACCACCATCATCTACATCATTAAGATAAGTCATAAAAACTAAATGTCTTTTACCTATGACATTATCCTCAAAGTGCCACTTATAATAACCTTGACCTGGATTATACTTCTGTAAATTAGTATGTGTAGATAAAAAAAAGTTAGCAACTTTATTACTAAACTCATATCTTTTAACATACTTTTTTAAACATTTATCTAAATGTGTTAGATAATTTTCAAATGGCTTTGGTTTATTATATTTGGCCAAAGTCATTCTAGTATCATCTACTACATCTTTTTTACCCACAATCGTATTAGTTTTTAAATGACAATCTTTATTATCTTCAAAATAATTAATCAAATCATCACACACCTTTTCAGGTATATACCATCCACCAATTAAACTTTCTAATGGAAAACTATGTTCAGTCATATACTATAGCCTCAATGTGTGTATATCCTAATTGAACAGCTCTTGTCACACGTTGACCACCTACTTGAACACTATAATTTTTTTCAGTATATGGTCTACTACCTACACCCATTCTAGGTGTTTTACTAATCTTATGTTTGAACACTTCTATAGGTTGTTCCATAATATCAATTATTTTATCTACGCCTTGATCTAGTTTAACATTATACTTATGATAGTGTTGATTGTAAGTTAAATCACTAATCTTTAGTATCTGTTTTTTCGGGTGTGATATTCTTGCCTTCAAAGTTTTCATTTTCTTTTTTACGCTCTACATTTGTTTCAACAGATTTTTTATTTAACATCTTTTGTAATTCAGCTGTTGATCCTACAAACAATGCGTTTTTTATATTGGCATTTGCTGTTTTAGGTAACTCTTTTAAGTCTTTAAGTTTTTTTTGTAAGTCTTGTAGTTTATCTACTGTCTGTCCTACTTGTCCTATTAATTGACCAGCGACTTCATAAGCTCTAGGGTGTTGACCCTCTTTTGCAATATCTAATATACCTTCAATTGCCTCTTGTCCTCTTTCAATAAGATTGTAATAATTTTCTCTACTATATTTGTAATCATTATCTACATCAGCTTTCTTATCATCTTCTTTACGAGGAACTGCTGGTTTAAATTCTTGTTTAACTATTTCTTTGGTAGGTTCAGGCTTATCAATACCTAATATCTCATTTACCTTTTCTTCTAATTTACTCATATTACTATTTATGAGTTTAATTTAAAATAAATTATCACTGTTTTTAGTCTTTATGCTGTTTATTTTTTGACCTTTAAACCAATCTGGTAAACCTAAATGAGGTCTTCCGTCAAACAAATTATCATCAGCTCCAGGAGAGAGCTCATTGTTATAATGTAAAAAAACTTGAGCGCAGTCATTACCTATAAATGCTTCACGCCAATGTTCAAGTATCATACCTTTATAAACTAACATATCACCTGGTTTTAAAATTACTTTTTGACCTTTATTATTTGTTTTAGCAGGAAAACCATTATCCGGTGTTCCAACATTTTTCTTTGCCTCTAAATAGATTGGCCATTCATCGCCACCTAGATTCATTGTTGTAGAAATCTCACAGCTAAATCTATCTTTATGTCTATGTAATACATCACCCATTTTGTATATACGAGCATATGAATAAGTAGGGTTTAATTTTATACCTGTAAGTTTTTCCATTTTAGGTTGAACAGCAAGTAATAAAGTTTCCATAGCTATGTCACTATAATGTGAATATGTATTAGGTACTTGTGAGTCTTTCCAAGTTCCCCAATCACTATTATATGGATTACTATATTTTGATTTATACACAGTATCTGCTACTTGTCTTTTCATTAAAAAGTAGTTATAAACAAATTCAGCAACCTTAGGGTCTATTGCTTCTTTTATAACTAAAAAATGATTTTTTTTAAATTTAGCTTTACTCATTATCTAACACCTTTCATACCATCAGTAATACTGTTTCTAACAGCTTGTAAATTAAAATGTATGAATCTAAATGGTTCAATTCCCATATCAACAGCAAATTCGTGTGGTACATAAGCAGGAAAAAATACTAACATACCTGGTTTAGGTTTAAAATGTATTTGATCTGACATTGGTGATATTTTATTTGCCTCTTTTTGAGGTAACTTTGTCATCATTGCTCCAGCTCTTGGATCATGCATGACAGGAAAAGAAGTTTTATCTGAACACTTTAAAAAGTAAAATCCTGATATGTGATTATCCCAATGAACGTGTGTACTATGATGACCACCACCATGTTTAGAAAACTCTTGTACCCAAAATTCTGTAAAAAACATTTTATATTGTTCCATGTCGTAACCCCATTCATTTAATAAATTTAATGAAGTTGCACCTACATATTGTTCTAATTCTTTTAATCCAGGGTCACCATTTAGTGGTGCAGAATGATAACTCATTCCGTGGTCTTTTACTTTTAGATAATCTTTATTACCTAAAAACTTTTTTCTTTCTTTCAATGTGACCTTTTGTTCTCTCTTATACGCCTGATCTATAAATTTATCTGTTGTTTTAATAGCTGGTTTTAACCACTCCGTTTTCATTATAGAATATACAGGTGTGGGAAAATACCAATCAGTCTGCATTTCTTCTTTTTTAATCATTTTAAACTCCTCACTTATATATACATTATTTAAAAGGCCAACCTAAATTCCACATCACTAATGAATATCTTGTTCCTTTGGTTACTGGATTTACTCTGTGCCAAACAAAACTTGGAAATACTATAATAGATCCTCTTGGTCTAATTTCAGTACACTCTTTGATATGATTTTTTCTATTTCTTTCAAAGTCGTGGTCATTTCTAAAATCAAACTCTAAATTACCACCTTCGTACTCAGAGGGGTCATTTAAAGAAACAGTTACAGATAATTTTCTAATCTTTCCGTGATCTGGTGGATAAACACCATATTCATTTGGCTTTCTACTATATGGACGTATCCAACTATCAGTGTGCCAACCATAAAATTGACCTTCGCCATATTTTGTAAATTGACAAGACTCTGTCCAATCCCAATTAAAATTCCAACCAGCTTTTTTATTTGCTTCGTGTATGAAAGGGTGTATTTCTTTATAAATCCATTTATCGCTTAACCAAACAATATCGGACTTTCTTTTCTTTTGTATATTTTTGATGACTGATTTTTTTAAAGTACCATCAGCTTTATGATTTTCGTCACCTCTATCTACGCCACCTGTTATCGCTGTCTCTGCATTATGGGCTGTACCATATTTGATTATATCGTCACAAATTTTAGGGGATAACGCTGATTGAAAATAATAATAATAATTGTCCAAATTCATATTTTAATTCCTCTTTTCACAATAATATATATAACAGTTTTAAAAGTTATTAATTTTGATACTTATATCTAATAATTACAATACCTTTACCACCATTACCACCAGCAGCTTCTACTTGACCTGAACAAGTGAAACCTCCACCACCGCCGCCACCGCCTGTGTTTGCTGAACCTGCCGTACCTGCTGTACTTCCGTCTCCTCCACCAGTACCACCACCTTTTGTACCTGAGCCTACTGGATTACCTGGACGAGCTCCTCCTCCACCTCCACCAGCATAGCCTGTTGAAACTGCGTTAATTGATGAATCTACACCCTGTCCACCATTACCAGCGTCATTACTAGCAGCATTTTGTCCGACAGCACTAGCGCCACCGCCGCCGCCACCTGAATATCCTGGATTTCCAAATCCTGTACCACCATTATTTCCTTGAGGTGGACTTACTGGAGGTGTATTACCTGCTCCAGAAACAGTTCCTGGAGATGGCCCACCTGAACCTCCACCACCAGATCCTCCTGGTGCTGTAGTAGGAAATGATGGTCCTGTAGGTCCAGCAGGACCACAGTTTCCTTGTCCACCACCACCACCTGTTGATGTTATTGTACTAAATACTGAACTTGAACCTCTAACTCCAGGACCTCTACAGTCACCAGCACCGTGACCAGCTCCTCCACCACCAACTGTAATTGGATAAGTTTGTGCGGAAACTGTTAAACCTGTGTCTGATGCTGCTAATGGACTGGCTGTATAAGAATCTAATGGACTATTTTTACCTTCTCTAAAACCTCCTGCGCCTCCACCACCAGCATTAGTGTTTGCGCCACCACCACCACCAGCGATTACCATATAAGAAACTTTAGCACCACTACCACCTGAATTTCCTACTGAAGCTACTACAAAATTACCATCAGCTGTAAAAGTATGTATTCTGAAATTACCTGAATTTGTAATCGTACCACCTGTAGCTGAAGTATAAGTTTTGTTTTCTAAATCATCTACATTTGATTCGTTTGTAAACAACCAACCTTTTGTAGAGTCTATATAAACTAAAACAAGTGAAGCTCTATTAGATTTAATGCTAGAATCACCAGCAACACCTTGAATATTGTGTCCATTTCTTTGAATAGCTAAATTATTTGTAGCAAAATTACCTGCGTAATCTTTAATGGCTATAGTGTCACCAGCAGTTCCACTAGCAGGTAATTTTACAATACCTGCGGCACTTGTGTTGTTGACAAAATATCCTCTTCCGGCGACCATTGTAGTGACTGTACTACCGTCTGATACAACAACTGATTGCCAAGCTACGTTATTAACACTAGCTGATGCACCTAATGCGATTGATGTACCATTAATAGTCACAGTTGAATTTGCTAGTTTTGCGTTAGCGATACTACCTGCTAATTGAGTTCCTGTGATCGTTCCTGGCGTTATATCAGCTGCTACTACTGAACAATCTGTTAATGCTTTTGATCCTATTTTATCTATTGCCATGTTAATTCTCTTTTATACTATTTATAATGTTTCCTTATTGAAATTTATATCTTATTAAAACGATTCCTTTACCACCAGTGCCACCTGTTCCTGGATATGTTGAACCTCCACCACCTCCAGAATTAGCTACACCTGTTTTTGAATTAGGACCAGGTGAACCTGGGTGTGTATAATCTCCTCCACCACCAAAACCACCAACTTCTGTAGGAGCAGTTCCTGCTCTACTTCTACCAGCTCCTCCTCCTGCAAAGTATCTTGTTGAACTTACTGGTCCAGGTGTTCCATAACTTGGAGCTGTAGGACCTATAAAACTATCATCTAAAAAACTTCCATCACCACCAGCAGATGTACTAGGAGCTGGAGTTCCTCCAACAGTAGCAGCACCACCGCCACCACCACCATATGCATTGCATCCTATACCAGAGGCACCTCCATTATTTCCTTGAGATGGACTTACCGAAGGTGTATTTCCTGAGCCACCAGCCGCCGTACCTAAACTAGGTGGGTTATAAGCGTCATCACCCCAACTAGCGCCACCACCTGATCCTCCAGGTGAGCCTGTTCTTAAAGGTGATCCGCAGTTATTTCCACCACCAGCACCTCCACCAGCAGTAGATGTAATTGTAGAAAAAACTGAATTAGAACCATTACTACTTCTTGGTGTTGGTGTTGTACCAGGTGCGCCTGCGCCACCAGCACCTACTGTAATAGGAAAAGTTGTTGCTGTGACTGTAACACCAGATGAATTAGCTAAAGGTGAAGTTGTTGGTGAAGGTAAACTAAAAGAGTTTGACATTCTAAATCCACCAGCTCCACCACCACCACCTTGTTGCGCTCCACCACCCGCTCCACCAGCAGTGACTAAATAATCTACTTTATCTCTAAATGTTGTAGGTGTGTTTGAATTACCAATACTTGCAACAACAAAGTTTCCATCACCTGTAAATACATGAGTTTTAAAATCACCAACTGTTAAGACTGTACCACCTGTGGCAGTTATAAAAGTTGGAACAGTGACAGCTACATTATGTTCGTTTGCATATAACCAACCTTTTGTAGCGTCAACATATACTAACTTGACACTAGCACGATCAGTTTGTATTTCTGAATCAAGTGCCGAACCTTGAATATTATGACTATTTCTTTGTATAATTAAATTATTTGTACCAAAGTTTCCAGCATAATCTTTTATTACCACAAAATCACCAATAGAAGCAGATGCTGGTAATTTAACTATACCTGCAGCACTTGTATTATTAACAAAGTATCCTCTACCAGAAACCATTGTAGTCACTGTTGATCCATCTGATACTACGATAGATTGCCAATCAACAAAAGAATTATTAAATGTACCACTAGCACCTAAAGCAATAGATGTTCCTGATGCTGTAATAGATGAGTTAGATAATTTTGCGTTTGTGACTGCATCATCAGCCAGTTTAACATTAGTAATAGCACCTGCTCCAAAGTCTACCGCTGCGACTGAGCCATCTTCTATACCTTTTGATCCTACTTTATTTATTGCCATACTTCTATTTATTCATCGCTGTCGGTTGTTGTATTATACTTTTTACCATCTGTAAAATGTTGTATATTTGTTGTAAATCCAAAATCATCATCTGCGTCAGCTGATGTTGGATTAGGTGTTATTGTAATTCTCATTTCTCTTGCTTTATTAGTTGTATCTGTATCTGTGTAAGCATCTGATTGTGTTGTTTTTATAACTTTTTGAGTTGACGCTGGACCAAATAGATAAGTCTTTGCAGTAAATCCTAACGTATATATTACAGCTCTTCTTTGTGAAAAGTCACCACTATAAGTGTCTTCATAATTTACACTATTTAAAACAATTGGTATATCTCTCTTTATATCTAACTCGGGTATTGCATTTACAGTCACAGTAAAGTCAGGTTGAAAGAAAGGTAATATTTGTTCTATAATTTGTAGACCTGCCTCTGCACTCGCTGTAAAAGAGTATAGATTATAA